GGCCGGGAGGGACGATGAGCAACGACCAGCGCACCGCCCTCGAAACCGAACGCGCCGACCTCACCCGCAAGCTCTCCAAGCGGGAAGGGGAGCATGGGTTTGCGGCGAACTGCCAGGCCATCAAGGCCAGGCTTCAGGTGATCGCGGCGGCGCTGGCGGACCCCACGGACCACTGATGGCAGGCCTCACGCCGAAGCAGGCTCAGTTCGTCCGTGAGTACCTGATCGACCTCAATGCGACGCAGGCCGCGATCCGCGCGGGCTACAGCCAGGCGACCGCCTACGCCATCGGCCACGAGAACTTGAGCAAACCTGAACTTGTCGCGGCCATCGCCGAGGCGCAGGAAGCGCGGTCCAAGCGGACGAACATCACCGCCGATGATGTCCTCAAGGAGCTCTGGGCTATCGGCAAGGCCGACCCCAACGAGCTGATCGAATACCGGCGCGGCTGCTGCCGGCACTGCTGGGGCGAAGGCAATCGCCACCAGTACACCGCGGCCGAAATGGTCAAGCGCCGGGCGGCCCACGACAAGAAGTCAGACCTCGGCGCGGAGGCTGAGGCCTGGGACGCCGACGGCATGTTCGATGAGGGTGGCGGGATCGGCTTCGACGCGCGCAAGGAGCCCAATGCGGAATGCCCGGAGTGCTTCGGCCTGGGCGTTGGCGCCGTCTTCGCGAAGGACACCCGCAAGCTCTCGGCTGACGCCGGCCGCCTATACGCCGGGGTCAAGATCACCAAGGACGGCCTTGAGATCAAGATGCACGACAAGGTCGGTGCTCTGACCCAGATCGGCCGCCATCTTGGCATGTTCACGGACAAGACGGCGCTGATCGGTGGCAATCCCGATGACCCCGCGATCCAAAGCGAGGTGACGGTTCACTTCGTCCGGCCAGGAGATGTGCCGCCGGAGGGCTGATGATCATCGACTTCGCCCTTCCGGAGTGCACGGAAGACCTACTCTTCGCCACGCTCGCCGACGACGGCCTGCCGGTGCGCCACAGGGCCGGGTTCGGCGGCCGCGGCTCTACGAAGTCCCACTCTTTTGCCCGGCGGCTCCTGCACCGCGGCTTCGAGCGTCCGGAGCGCATCTTGGCGGCCCGTGAAATCCAGCGGTCGATCGAGGGCTCGGTCAAGGCGCTGCTGGACGACCTGATCCCCCAGATGGGATTCGGCCCGACCAATGGCGACGGGTTCTACCACAGCCAGAAGTACGAGATCCTTGGCCGCAACGGCACGACGGTCAATTTCGCCGGCCTACGCACCAACATCGACAGCATCGCATCGATGGAAGGCATCACCATCGCCTACGTCAACGAGGCGAGGGCGGTCAGCCAGAACAGCATCAACGTCCTGACGCCGACGATCCGCGCCAAGGCCACGCCTGGTCGACCAGCCGGGGAGTGCTGGTGGGACTGGAACCCTGGCCTTCCGACCGATCCGGTGGACGTCATGTTCCGCGGTGGAGAACCCCCGCCCGGCTCCATCGTCCGCCAGTTGAACTATCCGGAGAACCCTTGGTTCGGCGAACCTCTGAAGTCGGAGATGGAGTGGGTCAAGCGCCGGGACCCGGACAAGTACGAGCATATCTGGCTCGGCGGCTACCAGCGCAACAGCGAATCCCGCGTCTTCCGCAACTGGCGCGTCGAGGAGTTCGAAACCCCCGCCGACGCGATCCTGCGGTTCGGCGCTGACTGGGGCTTCGCGGTGGACCCGAGCGTCCTGATCCGGATGTTCATCGGGCGCTGGGAAGATGGGCGGGCTATCGGCGACCCGAACGGGCGCTGCCTCTTCATCGACCACGAGGCCTACAAGGTCGGGTGCGAGATTGACGAGACGCCGGCCCTGTTCGCCGGGGACTGCCCGCCCGACAAGAAGGGCGCAGACGACCGCCCGCTGTGGACCAACCCGCACAATCACCCTGGCGTGCCTGGGGCGACGAAGTGGCTGATCACGGCGGACAGTTCGCGGCCTGAGACGGTCAGCTACATGAAGCGCAAGAGCTTCAAGATCGCCAGCGCCATCAAGGGACCCGGCAGCGTCGAGGACGGCGTCGAGTTCCTGAAGACGTTCGACATCATCGTCCACACCCGCTGCACCCACAGCCAGGACGAGCTGACCTCCTACTCGTGGAAGACCGACCCGCTGACCGGCCAGATCCTCCCGGTGCTGGCGGACAAGGACAACCACTGCTTGGTCGCGGGAACGCTGATCCAGACTGACGCTGGCTTGGTCCCTATCGAGGACGTGCGGGTCGGCGATCAGGTGATGACGCGCCAAGGGTTGCGCGACGTATCGTTCTCTGGCGTCACGGATATCGACCGCGAAACGGTCATCGTGGAGACGACGCTGGGGCGCATCAACTGCACGCCAGACCACGAGATTTACACTGCGCGCGGGTTTGTACGCGCCGATGCATTGCGTTATGGTGATGAACTCACCGGAGACGCATCGTGGTCGAAGAAGTCACCTATCGCGGCAAGGTTTATCAGCGGTATCCGGAGAGCGAGCGACGCTCTGATCGCAGCTACTTCCGACGCAGCATCACGGGCGGGACGGTCCTTCTTCACCGCCAAGTCTGGGAAGACGAGCACGGCCCAATCCCTGACGGGCATGAGGTCCACCACAAGGACGAAGACCCCGGAAACAACGACCCCGAGAATCTGGAGTGTTTATCCCCTGTCGAGCACGGCGCTCGCCACACCTACGATCCAGAGCGCCGGGAGCGTCAGGCTGAGCACTTGGAGCGCATCCGCCCGCTCACCAAGGCATGGCACGCCAGTGACGAAGGGCGAGCGAAGCACAGGGAAATCGGGGCGCTGGCTTGGCGGGATTTCCAGCCCGTCGAGAAGCCTTGCGAACAGTGCGCCAAGCCCTTCCTGCCGCGCGCCATCGGGAGCCGAGACCGCTTCTGCTCCAACGCCTGCAGGGCCGCGCACCGCCGCGCTTCGGGCGTGGATGACGTGGATCGGAAGTGTGCGGCGTGCGGGGCGGGTTTCCGAGCCAACCGCTTCACGTCGACACAGGTTTGTTCGCGGGCATGTTCTAACCGTCGCACCTGGGCCGCGCGCCGAGTGCGTCTATGACCTGACCGTCGAGGGCGAGCACGAGTTCTTCGCCAACGGCGTCTTGGTCCACAACTGCATAGACGCCCTCAGGTATGGGCATGAAGGCGTGCGCCGCACTCGCGCTAAGCGCCCATCGGATCAGCCGGACGCCAGAACCGACTACCGCGGCCGAAACCGCAGCCAGGGAGCCGATGCATGGAAGTCCGCGTAACGACCTCTGCCGGCATGAAGGCCTTGGCTCAAGTCGACCTTGGCCCCGGCGACATGGCGATGCTCAGTGGTGGGGCGCTGTACGTCTACGGGCCGCTGGAGGCGCACCGCTGCGATCCGGACGGCTGCGACCACGCCAGCGACTGCGCTGTCCACAACGAGCCGGCATATCGGGCCGGGCCGTGCGATTGTGGGGCGCCTGAGTGAACGGCGCCTACTCCGCCCCGGCGCCCGCGGGCGCACCGGCTTCGAACGTCGTGCCGCTGGACGCCTACCGTCCAGCCATGGGCGCACCGGCCACGCCTGGCGTCGAGTTGGAGCAATACCGCCGGCTCTTCAGGCAGAGCCGAGAGATGACGCTCGTCACGCGGGAGCGGGCGACCGTCTACCGCAAGTACTACGACGGCGACCAGTGGGACGAGAAGTCCCGCAAGGCCAAGGAGCGGCGCCGGGAGCCGACGTTCGCGATCAACCGCGTGCGCCCTGGGATCGAGGGGATGATCGGGGTTGTCGAGAAGGGCAAGTCGGACCCTCGCGCCTATCCGCGTACGCCGAACGATGAGGATGCGTCCGAGGTCGCCACTGACACGCTACGCTACGTCAAGGATCAAAACCGTTGGCATCAGAACAAGCTGAAGGCCTTCCGGAACATCCTGATCGAGGGCACGGCGGCAATCCTGATCGAGGTGGACGCCAAGCTTGAGGTGAAGCTGCGGCGCATCCGCTTCGAGGAGTTCTTCTATGACCCGTACAGCCGTGAGCCGGACTTCAGTGACGCCTCGTACATGGGCATCGCCAAGTGGCAGTACGTCGATGAGATCGCCGCCGCCTACCCGGAGCATGACGCGGCGATCCGGATGGCGGGGAACAACGCTGGCCAGGTCTTCGACACGACGTGGAATGACCGCCCGAACAACTACGCTTCGATGTGGGCCGATCCGAAGCGTCGCCGGATGCTCATCGTGGAGATGTACAAGCGCGAGGCCGGGACCTGGCTGAAGTGCTGCTTCGTCGGCGAGCTGAAACTGGACGAAGGTCCGAGTCCCTATCAGGACAACGACGGACAGCCCTGCAACCCGATCGAGGCCTACTCGGCGTACATTGACGACGACAACCGCCGCTACGGCGTGGTCGAGGACATGATCGGCCCGCAAGACGAGATCAACGTCTACCGGACCAAGAACGCGTGGCTGGCGACGTTCCGCCAACTTCAGGAGACCGACCCGTCATCGGCTGGCGTCGATCCGGACGAGGCGCGTCGTGAGGCCGCGCGGCCTGACGGTGTGATCCCGTCCGGCTGGCAGATCGTCCCGTCGTCCGACAAGTTCTCGATGGGCTCCGAACTGCTCGCCGAGGCCAAGTCCGAGATCGAGCGGCTCGGACCTGCGCCGGACATCCTGGGCCGCCAGAGCGCCGACAGTTCAGGGCGTTCGCAGCTCATCCGCCAGCAAGCGGGCCTGACCGAACTCGCGCACCTGTTCAGCGGGCTTGAAGACCTCGAAACCCGCATCTGGACGCAGGCGTGGGCACGGGTCCGGCAATACTGGACGCAGCCGAAGTTCATCCGCGTGACGGATAACCCGGACAGCGTGAAGTTCATCCAGATCAACGAGCCGGTGTGGGGACCTTCGGCGCCAGTGATCGACCCGGCCACAGGGATGCCGCAGTACGATCCGGTGACGCGCCAGGTCGTGATGCGCCCTCAGTACCTCGGGATGCGCAATTCCGTCGCTCAGATGGGCGTGGATATCATCGTGGACAGCACGCCGGACACCGCCAACGTGCAGCAAGAGCAATACAACGCTCTCGTGCAACTGGCGCAAATCCCCGGGGCTCTGGGGACCAATCCAGGGGCGATCCTCATCAAGGCCTCGAACCTGCCGATGAAGCGCGAACTGCTGGAGGAACTGGACAAACAGACCCAAGCCGCGCAGGCCGCCGCTCAGCAGCAACAGCAACTCCCGCCGCCGCAACTCACGCCGGCTCAGCAGGCCATGCAGGACCTGCTCATCCGCGAGAAGCAGGCCAATATCGAGAAGACCACGGCGCAGGGCCATCAGGCCAACGCCACCGCCGCCAAGAACATCGCCGAGGCCCGCATTCACGATGCGACGGCGGCTCACGCACCAGAACTGGCGGCGGCTGAGCACGCCGACTTCTTCAACAAGGGCCAGCTTCAGCAGGCCAAGGCGGTTGGCGAGGTTGTCGCGGCGCGCAATGCGCTGGAGACAGCGCAGGGGCAGCCGGCGGGACAGGCTGCGGCGCCGGACTTCTAGTCGGGAAGATGTTTGAAGTGAACGCAGCTAGCCTGTAGTATCTATTCATGCCGAGACAAGCTGCCGATCTTACGAATGAGCGCTTTGGGCGCCTGATTGTTACTTCTGGCGCTGGGTCAGACAGCAACCATAGGTCCAGGTGGTCATGCCGCTGCGAATGCGGCGGAGAAACTATTGCCAGCATCAGCAACCTAAGGCGCGGCAAGGTAGTGAGTTGCGGTTGCTATGGCGAGGAATCCAGAAAAACACACGGGCTGACGCGCCGAGGCGCGGTGCCGTGGGAGTACAATTCGTGGATGGGCATGCGAAAGCGCTGCCTAAACCCTCGCCAACACAATTGGCACCGCTACGGCGGTCGCGGCATTAAGATTTGCGAACGGTGGGAAGACTTCAGCCTCTTCATGAAAGACATGGGCCCGAAGCCGACACCGAAACACACCATCGACCGCATCGACAACGACGGCAACTACGAGCCTGGGAATTGTCGATGGGCCACTCGCGCTGAGCAGGACGCCAACAAGTCCACGCGCAAGTAACTAGGGCCTCCGCCTAGTCTAAAAATCGGGAGATACGGGCCGACCCTCCGACATGGGTCACAGGCCGCCGCTGACACGGGCGCTTCGTCACTGCCGGACGACACCGGCTAACCTCTGGGATCAACATGAGCGAGAACTTCCTTCCCGACTTCCTGGGCGGCGAACCTGTGTCTGAAGAGGCTGCGGCCTCCTCCGAAACCATCGTCGCACAACCTGCCGCCGAAGCTGCGCCCGCAGCCGACGCGCCGGCCGCTGAACCTGAGGCGCAAGCCGAAGGCCAAGCCCGCGGTCCGGACGGCAAGTTCCTTCCCGCCATCGTGGCCGAATCCGCTGTTGAAGCCGCTCCTGCGGCTGAAGCGCCGGTCCAAGCCGAGCCTCACCAGGTGCCCGTCACCGCCCTGCTCGACGAGCGGGACAAGCGACAGGGCCTTGAGCGCGACCTGGCCGCTGCTAACCTTCGGGCACAGCAGCTCCAGCAATGGCGAGATCAGCAGGAAGCCCAAGCCAGGGCGCAGCCCGTCAAGTCGCGGGAAGAAGACCCTGACGGCTGGGAACAGCGTCGAGAGACGCAGTTTCAGCAAGCGCTCCGCGATCAGGGCCTCATGACTTCGAGGGCGATCGCGGAGGTGAAGTACGGCGAGGACGTGGCGAAGAGGGCCTACGAATGGGGCTTCGAGCGCTGCGCCACCGACCCTTACTTCAACGCCAAGGTCGGCGCCTCTCCCGACCCGATGAGCATCGTGGTCGCGGAGTGGAAGCAGGCTCAACTCCTCGCTCGGATCGATCCCACTGAACTCGACGCCTTCCAGGCTTGGAAGGCCGCACAAGCCGCTGCGCCTGCGCAGGGCATCACACCACAACCCCCACCGGCGCCCAGCGCCGCCCCCGTCGCCCCGAGGCCAAGCCTCGCGGCAGGACCAACCGCCGGACGCGCCGACCTAGCCCAGCCGGGCGACGGAGAGGCTGTCTTCGACGGGATGTTCCGAAAATAAAAGGGATCCTGAATGGCCACCTCCGAAGCCTCTGCCAATCTTGAACTGATCAAGTGGCGCAACGACTACTGGACTGAATATGTCCGGACCAGCGGCTATGCACCCTACATGGGCGCCGGGCCGAATTCGATCTTCTACACCATGCGCGATCTCATCGACGGCGGTAAGGACCTCATCGTCCCCCTCGTCGGCTCACTGAAAGGCAAGGGCGTCGGCGCGGGCCTCCTGACCGGCGCTGAAGACAAGTTCGACACCTACGACTTCCGGACGCGGCCCTGGTGGCGCCGGAACGCCGTGACGGTGAAGAAGTCGGCCCAGGCGAAGTCCGCCATCGACCTCTTCAAGGCTCGCGGCGACGTCCTCAAGCTGTGGTCCTCGGACGACATGCGCGAGAGCATCATGGATGCGCTCTCCTACGTGAGCTACGACGACACGCATTATGACGAAGACGCCGGCATCGGGCGGGGCGTGACCCTGGCCGAGACGGACGCCACCCACAAGAATGCGTGGGTGCTCGACAACCCGAACCGCATCCTGTTCGGCATTTCGACGGCCAACCTCGTGTCCGGCAACTACGCTTCGTCCATCGCCAACGTCGATACCACGGCCGACACCTGGTCGGCCGGCATCATCGACGCAGCGCGCGGCCTGGCCCGTGCCCGCAACCGCCAGACCGGCCAGCGCGGAGTTCGCCCCTACCGCTCGACCCAGACGGACGGACGCGAGTACTTCGTGCTGTTCGTGGAAACCCGCGCCTTCAACAAGCTGCGGGCTGACGCGGACATCAAGGCGGCGAACAAGGACGCCCGAGCCCGCGAAGGCGGCGGGATGAACGACAACCCGATCTTCCAGGGCGGAGACCTGATCTGGAATGGCGTGATCATTCACGAAATCCCGGAACAGACCTCAGTGCTCCTGGCGGCGGGTGCGGCCAGCGCCGACGTCTCGGTGGGCTACCTCTGCGGCGCCCAGGCGCTGGCCATCGGCTGGGGTCAGGACCCCATCCCGACCCAGCGGAAGGACGACGACTACGGCTTCATCAAGGGCGTTGGCACGGAAGAACTGCGCTCCGTCGAAAAGACCTTTTTCCAAACCCCGACGAGCGTGGGACCCGGCGAACAATTCGGCGTCGTCACCGTCTTCGGCGCTGTGTAAGGAGCGCACATCATGGCTAGCATCTTCCCCACCACCACCACGAAGCGGATTGCGAAGACCGCTACGGGGTCCAACGAACTGATCATCGTCGGCGAAACCATCGCCGTCGCGGCGGCTTCGTTGGTCGCCGGCACTGCGCTGGGTTTCGGGATCAACCTCCCGAAGGGCGCGGAGATCGTGTTCACCGTCCTGGACGCCACCGACATGGACACCAACGGCACACCGCTGGTGACCCTGGGCATCGGTGACGCCGGGTCCAACGTCCGGTTCATGGCGGCCAACACTATCGCCCAGACCGGCGCGGCCCCTGTGGGACCGCAGATCGCCAAGGCGGGCATCGCGTACAAGATGACCGCCGAAACGCTGGTGCAGGTCTACTGCGTCGCTTCCGCCGCCACAGCGGCGGCTGGGACGATAAAGTGGGCCATCGCCTACGGCTCACAGGGTTAGGAGAGAGCGACATGCACGCACGATTGATCGGCGACAAGGCAGACTTGGGCGATGTCCATGAGGGCCTGAACTTCTACGGTCACCACCTAGACCGCGACTGGTCGGAAATCGACCCGTCGCCCGATGTGCTGAAGAAGCTGATGGGCAATCGGCACGTCGAGCTGAGTGAGGGCGAACCGGCTGAAGATGAGCCGGCGCCGAAGGCTAGGGCCCACAAACCCAAGGCCGACTGATGGGCGAGCGCCCCGCTACTCGGGAGGTGGCGGGGCGCGAACCCCTTCGATCAGTTTGAGGCGGAGGCGCAATTGAGCACGGCCAAGACAATCATCCGCCGCGCCCTGCGTCTCATCGGCGAACTCGCCGCAGGCCAGGAGCCGACCGGCTCGGCCGCCAGCGATGGCCTGGAGCGGCTGCAGAGCCTGATCCTCGACATGCCGGGCCTGGTGCAGAACGGTTTCTGGCGCGAGACGGCGACGTCTACCGTCTATGCCGCCAATGAAGGCCACCGGGTCACCGTCACGTCCCCGGGCGTCGTCACCCTGCCGCTGACGGTCAGCCACGACGGCTGCACCCGCCCGCCGCACGACCTCGCCAAGGTGCAGATCGTCGGGACCGCGGCGAATGTCGGCCTGTGGCTCTACAGCGCCACCAAGGGTGCGTGGGGCAGGGCAGATGCGCTCACCATCGTCAGCGAGCTGCCCTTCGGGTCCGAGGACGACGAAGGCCTGTCCGCGCAACTCGCCGTCAATATGGCCGACGAATACGGGGAGACCGTGGTTCTCGGGCCCCGCACCATCGCCAAGGCCGCCATCTCCGCCAAAAGCTTCCGCGCCCGGCTGAAGAAGTCCGAGGCCCGTGACCCGCATCGGCCGGACATTCACCATCTCCACCACCATAGGGATTACTGGTAGGTGCCCGCGCTTCCCTTAGGCCGGAGCATGTACCGGCGCACGGCGCTGACGCCGATCATCCTTCGGAACGCCTACTACGAGCCCAGCCCTGCAAACCTGGAGGACCAGGTCTCGATACGCACCCGTCCCAGGCTCAGGGAATTCGCCCAAGCCGGGATTGGCCCCATCATGGGGCTCTACCGCAAGGGCGGTGTTCTGGCCGATGTGGGGCTCTCCGGCTCGATCATCGCCAAGTCCGGGCACGACATTTATCGGGTGACGCAGACCGGCTTGCCAGGCGTCGGAACCGCGACCTTCATCGGGACCATCGTCGGCGATTTCCGGATGAGCGCCGAGGGCAGCGCCGCGGTGATCTGCCTGACGGCGGGAAGCACGCCCTACACGACGGACGGAACCTCGCTTGCCGTCCTGTCCTTTCCGGATGGCCTGAGCGTCTATGGGATCGACACGCTCAACAGCTACTTCCTGTTCTCATCCGATCTGGGCAAGTTCTACTGGTCGGCGGTGGGGGGAACGACGGTCGATCCGCTTGACTTCGCCACCGCCGAGAGCCAACCGGACATTCTGCTGACGCTGAAGGTCATCGGCGACGAGCTGTGGTTGTTCGGACGCCTGAGCGTCGAGGTGTGGCAGCCGACTGGTGACCCCGACCTCCCATTCCAGCGCATCGGGGGCCGCATCTTCGGGATCGGCGTCACCGCTCGCGAGACGGTGATGAAGATGAACGTCGCGGGGTTGGACACGGTGTGCTGGCTCGGCACGGATCGTCGCGTCTACCAGACCAAGCCGAACCCTGTACGCATCAGCGATGAGGGGCTTGAGGAAATCCTGCAAAAGCTCGTCATCGGCACCGCCCCGGGAACAAGCGCTTATGCGACGACGGACAGTTGGAACGGGCACGACTTCTACGTCCTGCACATCCCCGGTCATGGCAGCTTCGCCTATGACCTGCTGACCCAGGACTGGCACGAGCGGACCAGCTACAACCACCTGCTGTTCCGGGCGAGCGCCAGCGCCACGGGGCCGAACGCCCAACCGCTGATCGGCGACGACACATCCAATCAGATTTGGGAGATGACCGAAGACCAGACGACGGACGGGGCCGACCCCGTGATCACCGACTTCAGCGGGCTTCTTGAGGTCACAGGATCGAGCGAGCGGCTGAACAACGTCAGCCTCGATATCGCCACCGGGCAAACCACTGACCTCGACGCGGACCCGATGATGCAGATGAGCTATTCGGACGATCTTGGCGAGACGTGGACGGCGGCGGACGATCAATCGCTCGGGCGCATGGGGCAGCGCAACACCATGGTTTCGTGGAGCCGTCTGGGGTCGATGAAGCGGCCCGGCCGAAGCTTCCTCTTCCGGACGCTCGAACCGATCACGGTTCGGAAGAGCAAGTACAACACGCCTCTCCGTTGATGCCGCTTTTCCGCACCCCGCTCATCGACAAGAACCAACCCATCGTCATCCGTGGCGGCGACAATGACGGGTGTGCGACGCCCTATTTCCAGCGGACGCTGCTGGACATCACATCGGGCTCAAATGCTGGACAGCAGGCCGGAACCGACTTCGGTCCGCTGTTCGCCGGCAAGGTCGACAAGCACGGCTCGACGGGCTGGTCTGCGGCAACCGGCACGGCATCCAAGGCGACCTTCGCGACCTACACATCTCCAGTCATCGGCGGGGCCTATAGCCAAGCCCAGGTCCAGGCCATGGCCGACCACATTCAGATCCTGTCGCAGCACATCAAGGCTCTTGAAGATGGGCTGATCACTGCGGCCGTGTTCAACTAGGTAGGAGAGGCGATGCCCGGTTTTCTCTCCTCTCTCCTCGGTATTGGCGGGACCATCCTCGGCGGCCTCGTTGGCGGCCCGGCAGGCGCGTCCATCGGGGGGGCGATTGGCGGCGCGATTGGCGGCGCTGGCGATCAGTCCAGCGCATCGAGCGCCGCCGCCAGCGATCAGGTCGCGGCGCAGCAGGCGGCGGCTGCGGAACGGGCGCGGGTGGCGGCCCAGGTCCAGCAACTCCAGAACCCCTACATTCAGGCGGGCTATACGGGGCTCAACGCGCTGACCAGCCGTCTCGGCTTGCCCAACTCGACGGTGGGCCCCGCCATCACCGCGGCGCAGGCCGGTCAGCCGGGCGCCCAACCGAACGCGTTGGCGCCCACCTATAGCGTGCCGAGCGCAACCCCCGTTGCGGCGAACGGCAATGCCTTGGCCCCCGCCGGAATCGGCAGCGGCACGGATTTCGGTCCCAATGGCGCGGTGCGCCCGACCGATGCTTCGCAAATCCCCGCGCCGCCGCTTGTGCAATCCGCCGACCCATCCGTGACGCAACCGGTATCGACAGTAGGTACGCCCGCGCCGGCCACGACGCCGAACGCCCTGGCTCCCAGCGGTTCAACCGCGTTGACGCCGAGCGCGGCTTACCCCGTCGCCAACGGGACCGATCCGGGCACGTTTGGTGACACCACCAACCCGACGCAGCCGCCCGCCTACACAGCGCCGACGCCGTTCAGCTACAGCCTGAGCGACTACACGGCCTCGCCGGCCTACCAGTACCAGCAGGACCAGGCCCGCAAGGCGACCTTGGCCAGCGCAAGCGCCACGGGCGCGCTGCAATCCGGCGCGGCCATGAAGGCGCTTCAGGACCGGGCGCAGAACATCGCCTACGGCGACTTCACCAACGAGCGCGGGTTCGCGGCCGGGCAGAACCAGCTCAACGTCACCAACGGGCTGAACGCCTATACGACGAACCAAAACGTCTACGATAACAATCGCAACTACCTTACGAGCCGCTTCGACACGCAGACCGGGAACCTGTTCAAGTACACGGGCGCGGGTCAGCAGGCGGCGGACACCCTCGGCAACGCCTATCTCGGCTATGGCGCGGCGAACGCCAACGGGCTGGTCGCGGCGGGGAATGCGCAGGCCGGCAATGCCCTGCAACAAGGCCAGATCGCCTCGACGGCCGGCGGCCAAGTCGCGGGCTTGGTCGGCGGAGCAGTGCAGAACTATCTCGGCGGTTCGGGGTCGCCGCTCCCGCTCTCGACCAGCGGCGGCTACGGCGGAAACCTGAGTGTGACGGCGCCGCAGACCAGCGCTTCGTTCGTCAATCCGCTGCCGTCGTTCAGCTACTAGGGGCGCGCGCATGACCGATATCGCGAGCTTCCAGTTCAAGGACCCGCTGTCCTCGTTCAACGAGGGCTATGGGGTGGCGAACGCCTTGCAGCGGCGCACCACGTTGCAGACGGCCGGGAACGCGTTGGCCACGGGCGACTATCCTGGCGGAGCCGCCGATCTCTACAGGTCCGGCGACCTGCAGGGCGGCCTCCAGTTCGACAGCATCGCCAAGGCCAACGCGGCTGCTGCTGGGCAGGGTGAGGCGGATCAGAAAGCCCAGCTCCTCAAGCTGACCCAGGACACCGCTACAAGGCTCTCGGCTTTCCACCAGAGCCAGTTGAACGCGCCGGGGGCTGACCCCGCCGCCGCGACGCAACGGACGCTGGCCGCCTTCGATGAGGCTGCGCCGCAGTTCAAGGCGCTGGGCGAGACTGACGACGATCTAGCCCAGGTTCGCGCCCACATCGCGGCCGATCCGCAAGCGACGTTCTCCGGCCTTGGCGCGGCGGCGGCGAAGGAACTCGGGTACGACGTGAAGGTGGTGAACGGCCAGATCGTCGCCATCGACAAGGGCACTGGTAAGGGTCGCATAGTCGCCTCTGCCGTCCCGACCAGCGGGGGTGCGCCGCCCGCGCCAGCTGCTGCACCAGACCAACAAGCCAACGTCGATCCTGAGGCCATAGCCCCTGCCTCGTCTGGCCCAGTGGATATCGAGCGTTTCCGCAACGCCATCCGCCAGCAGGAGAGCAACAACACCGCCGGCGCCGTTGGGCCGGTGACGCCCTATGGCCAGGCCGAGGGCGTCGGACAGGTTCTCCCGACCACGGCTGAGCCACTGGCGCGCAAGATCGGCCTGCCGTGGAACCCGGCGATGATGCGCGGCACGACGCCAGCGGCATTGGCCTATCAGGAGAAGATTTCGAACGCCGCGATCGATGAGGCGTTGCAGGCGTCGGGCGGCGACCCGGCGGCCGCCGCCGCGTATTATTTCGCCGGCCCCAACCAAGCACTGCACGGCCCGAGAACGGCTCAGTACGTCAAGGACGTGATGGGCCGATACGCCGGACCTGCGCCCTATCAGGTGGCGTCCAATGGCCCCACGCCAGGACCGCCGAGCCAACCCATGACCCAACCAGGCGCGGCGCGTCCGGACGGGGCGATCCAACTTGCGCCACAGCAGCAGGAATGGGTGCCGGACGGCAAGGGCAACCTCGTCAACACCAAGACCGGCGACCGGAAGATCGACAAGACTGCGCCCCCTCAGCCTGTCGACGTTGATCCGAACGAGGTGAAGATGGTGCTTGAGGGGCGCTATCCCGCGCCCACATCTGGCCGCGCCGCGACGGACCCGAAGTGGCAGGCGCTACTCGCCGCCGCTTCAGCGCAAGACCCGCAATTCGATGCCGCGAACTATGCCACGCGGGTCAAGACCCGTCAGTCGTTCCTGAGCGGCCCGCAATCGCAGAACATCACCGCCTTGAACACCGTCGTCGGCCACCTCGATGCGCTCGATCACAGCATCGACCACCTGAACAACACCGGTGGATTCCCCGGTTCGCACTTCAACAACATGGCCGCCCATTGGCTGGCGACGGAAAGCGGAACTGGCCAGCGCCTATCCGACTTCAGCGCCAACAAGACGGCCGTCGCGAATGAGTTGACCCGCGTGTTCCGGGGAACCGGTGGGGCCGAAGCCGACATCCAGGCCTACATGAAGCAACTCGATGACGCGAAGTCGCCGGACGAGTTGCACCAGACCGTGCGAACCATCGCCAACCTGATCCACTCGCGTCTCTCCGCCGTGGCGGACAGCTATCAGCAGGGCATGGGCCTGTCCAAGGACCCGATGGAATTCCTGCATCCGGAACAGCAGCGGGCGTTCTCGCGGCTCTCCGGCGTGCCAATCCCGACGCCGGCCGCTCAGGCCTCACCGGCTGCGGGCGCGACTGGCAATCCAGCCCTCACCAAGGCCCGTGACGCCATCTCGCGTGGAGCTGATCCGGCGAAGGTGAAGCAGCGCCTTCTGGACGCGGGCATTAACCCGGCGGACCTGTAGTGGCCGACGATCTCAGCTTCGATGACCTGATCCCAAGCGCGCCAGCCGCCGCGAGCGGTCCGGCGCAGATGCCGGAGGCTGGATATCTGCCGGGGCAGGTTCATCTCAATCCGAAGTTGGCGCCCTATGTGGCTGATGGTGAGCCGCGCCCGTTCGCGCCCGGCGAGTACGTCGCCAATCCAGACGGCTCGTGGTCAAGCGAAGTCTCGATGTCCGTCGCTCACCCGAACCTGAACGGCGGCAAGGCGACGAATATCCCGTCACTCTGGGTCGTGGGCGGGAAGGCCTATCGGGCTAGGAATGAGGATGAGGCGGCGACGCTGGCCTCTCAAAGCGGCCTGAATTGGCAGAGTTACCCTGACTTGGCGGCGGCGGATAAGGCGGCCACAGACCGCGAAACCCAATGGCAGGGAATCTCGCCCGACAAGGCGTCTGCCATCCCCGCGCTCTACACCGAGCCAGACCTGACGCCGGAGCAACTAGCGCACGCCGACCAGAACCGGCAGCAGCGTGACGCGACCGCGCCTGAGGGCTCCGCTGCGAACCCCGCCTATGACCGGCCTGGCAAGACCGGAGACGCCTCGATCTACCACGTTGGCAGGGACGGGCGTCTGATTGAGCCCACATCGTCCGCTGCCGATCTGTCGTTTGATGATCTGGTTCCGAAAAAGGTCAGCGCGGCAGAGGACGCCTCGCGCAGCCTCGGCTCCGGCGTCGAGCGCGGCGCAGCGGGCATCTTGGACACGGTCGCGAGCGCTATTCCGGGCGTGAACGTGCTGGAGCGGGCCACGAGCGGCGGAAACCCGCTGGCCTTCGATCCACTGCACCCGACCGGCCACCTCGCTTCGATACTGGCGAGGACGGCGACCAAGGGCGAAAGCGATTATCAACCGCAGACGGGCGCTGGCCACGTCTT